CTCAAGACACAAGACGTCCTAAATTATCTTCAATGAATAAGCACAAGAAGAGAAACTTTAAGGCATATCGTGGGCAAGGAAGATAATGCAATATATTAAAATTGATAGTGACATGTGGGCAGACGCAGGCAAAATTTGGTTTGTGCATGAGTATACGACACGTGCAAACAGCACAGCAGTTACTCTTACGATTGAAGATACAAAAACTGGTGAAATTGAAACTCGCGTTGTTCCACAAAACCAAATCGAATGGCTAGAAGCAAAGGACTGGTAATGCTATACACAGGATCGGGGAATATACCTCATCACATCTATTGTTGGGTAGATTCTTCTTTCATTCGTAAAGATGCCAAACCAAACACATACGAACCTTGCATCTGGTTTGCATTGCATGCCAAGGCTGGACATTCTTGGGGATGTCATATCATGCTCGAGTGCGGTGCAGTTTGGAGAGGTGTTCCTCCACACGCATTGGCATTCTCTCCAGATCCAGAAACACTTTGGTATCTCGAAGACACACAAGTGTGGGATTGCTACGGCGATCAGTTTTCGGTATTGATATATAACTATCTACACAGCCAACAAGCAGAGATTCGAAAGAGCGGCCTTTTTGGCCGTTATCTTTTTACAGTGATTCCAATGCACGATGGATATTCACAAGATCCTTCTCAGTCGAAGGAATTTATGTTTATTCAATTAGACAATGGCAGACTGACTATCATGCCTACAAACGAACTTCGATTCCATGATAAATCATATACCGAAGGCGATTGGCCGAAAGATATTAAATTAAATACCAGCACCTGGAGAGTTGAATGACAGTTTTTTCAAACGAAATGTTTGATGCTACAGAACAGACTTGTTTCTTCGGAAAGCAAGTTAATATTGCCCGTTACGATAAGCAACGTTACAATATCTTCGAGAAGCTGACAGATAAGCAACTCGGATTTTTTTGGCGGCCAGAAGAAGTAGATCTGTCAAGAGACGGCAAAGACTTTAAAGGGTTAAGCGACCATGAAAAGCACATCTTTACAAGCAATCTCAAGCGTCAGATTCTTCTTGACTCTGTTCAAGGACGTGCGCCTAGCCTGGCGTTTCTACCGATTTGTTCGCTCCCCGAACTCGAAACCTGGATCCAAACATGGACATTTTCCGAAACGATTCATAGTCGATCCTACACTCATATCATTCGAAACGTTTATTCAGATCCGTCAAGGGTATTTGACGAGATGCTCGACATCCAAGAAATAGCCGATTGTGCTCATGACATAAGCAAATACTATGATGATCTGATTGAAATGAACAATCTAAATTCCATCGATCCTTACTGGGTTGGTGATAGGCAAGCTGTTGATCCATATCAACACAAGAAGGCTCTATGGCTTTGTCTAAATGCTGTTAACGCTCTCGAAGGAGTAAGATTCTATGTCTCGTTTGCATGCAGTTGGGCTTTTGCGGAAGTTAAGAAAATGGAAGGTAACGCCAAGATCATCAAGCTCATCGCGCGGGACGAGAACGTTCATCTTGCCTCGACACAACAGCTCCTCAAAATTCTACCGAAAGAGGATCCAGACTTTGCTCGCATACAAGAAGAAACACGAGATGAGTGCATCAGCATGTTTTATCGAGTGGTCGAGCAAGAAAAAAGTTGGGCACATTACCTTTTCCAGAACGGTTCGATGATTGGTTTGAACGAAGAGCTTCTTTGTAACTACGTAGACCATATCGCCGCGAAACGTATGGGTGCTATCGGTCTGAACGGTAAGCCAGGAGCGAATCCTTTGCCATGGACACAGAAGTGGATTTCAGGTTCTGACGTACAAGTTGCACCGCAAGAAACAGAAATTACTAGCTATGTGATTGGTGGAGTTAAAAAAGATGTTGATGAAAACACATTCAAAGGATTTACACTATAATGGATTGGATTACTTGCCCCTCATGTGATGAGGAATTTAAAATAATCACAGAAAACACCGCTCTTCCAGAATATTGTCCATATTGTTCTGCAGAGCTTGAGCTTGAAGATCCATTCGACGAAGAATATGAAGAATAAATAGATCTTTCTCCTGATGGAACGTGATCTATGAGTTGGTTATACGAAGACAAAGAATTTACTGAAGTCGAAGATTATTATGGCTTCATATATCTCATCGAAAATTTGGTAAACGGCAGGAAATATATAGGTCGTAAGTATCTGACAAAAGCCGGATACAAAACTGTCAAAGGCAAACGAAAGAAGCTTCGCGTAGAGTCCGATTGGCGAGACTACTACGGATCTTCTACTTCCCTCAAAGAAGACATTGATCTCTACGGAAAAGATAACTTTCGTAGAACGATCTTAAGACTCTGCAAGGGTCGCGGAGAATGTAATTACTTTGAAACAAAATATATATTCGATACAGATGCCATTTTAGATCCTAAATATTACAATAGTTGGGTATCTTGTAAAATTCAAACAAGCCACGTGAAGGCTTTACTTTTCAACCCCGAACAGGAGAATTTATGAGGTGGGTAAGGTACTAGAACACAAGCATTTGATTGTAAGAGCTGAGCTGAACAATCCTCCGCAGTGCACATCGGCGATCGATGAGTGGATGAAGAAGCTGGTCAATCAGATTGATATGAAAATTTTAATGGGACCATACACAGTGTATTCTGATATGGTCGGTAATCGCGGATTGACTGCCGTGACTATCATCGAGACCAGTCATATTGCTCTACATGTATGGGACGAATGCGAGCCGGCGATGGCTCAGCTAGATGTTTACACGTGCAGCACTTTGAATATTCAAGATGTGTTTGATGCCATCACTGAATGGGATCCTACAAAAGTTGAGTATAAGTATATAGACCGAGAAAACGGGTTGACATTAATTGAGAAAAATGAGGTGTTATAATGGGTAAGAAGAGAACACGTAAGACAGTCGTATCGAAAGGCCAACGTCGTTCGATCGTAGCTGGTGTGAAAGAAGTCCGTCAAGATCGTAGCGAAGGCGAAAAGGCCTACAATAAGCTGAAAGCTTGGCGCAAAGGCCAGAATCCATGGATTACTGTTCCTGGTCCGCAGTCTAACATGCGCTTTATTAAAGTGCGTGCGAACGGTGTTTGGGGTAATCCAAAAAATCGATCAACAGGTATTTACAGCAAAGCGACGAGCGATGAATAAGAATATTCTAATCTATACGAAAGACAACTGCCCTTTTTGTGTACAAGCGAAAAACTTGTTTACAAATAAAGGAGAACAGTATATAGAGAAGAAGATAGGAAAAGATATTACGCGCGAAGAGTTTATGGAAAACTTTCCAGACGTAAGAACAGTTCCTTTCATTATAATTGACACAGAAAAGGTAGGTGGTTATGACAAACTCGTTGAATGGTACGACAGACCAGAACGAAGCTTCTTGGCAGAATGAATATCTCAAGAAAACATTATTTGAAAATGTAGTTAATGTTTTGTTTGTAAAGAAAGATGGAACAGAACGCAAGTTAATTTGCACTCTGAAACCAGATCTTCTTCCAGTACAAACTGATCTTGAAGAAGCCGTGCAAAAGAAAACTCCAAATCCAGATGTACTCGCCGTATGGGATATTGAAAACAAAGGCTGGAGATCGTTTCGCTATGATTCGATCCTTGGATACATGGTCCACGAATGATCTACATGGTAGATATTGATCAGACCATCTGTGTAACTCCATGCACAGATGGTCGACATCGTTATGAGCTTGCGTGCCCATATCAGTACCGTATTGATCGTATAAATAGTTTGTACGACGAAGGGCATACCATCATTTATTGGACAGCCCGAGGTTCAGGATCAGGAATCGATTGGACCGAACTTACCAATAAACAACTCAATGATTGGGGCTGCAAGTTCCATGAAGTTCGTCTTGGAAAACCGTCATACGACGTATGGATTGATGACAAGGCAATGAGTGATGTTGAGTTTTTTAAAAGTGTTGACATCGAGGCGAAGTACGATGACTTTTTAGTAAATGGATACAAAAATAATGAATAATCAAGATAAGATTGAACTGAACGAACTGAATAAGGACTCGAATGGTGGAACAGAACTTACCACTCGAAATCTTTTCCACCGACTTTCAAGTGATGAACTCGATGGTGTCCAAATTATCACTGCTCGCGTCCGCGACCTCGATCCTGACCGAATTAAGATCTATCATTTACATGATCTCGCCGGTGATCCGGAAGCTTCACACCTTCAAGATCCAGCTTCTCGAGCTCGCTTTCAAAAGTTGGTCTTCAGTTCTAACTGGCAGTATCAACAGTATCGTGATTATCTTGGAGTTCCATATAGCAATCATTCAACAGTTATCGAAACAGGCATCGAGCCTATTCCACTCGTTGACAAACCAAAGGACAAGATTCGTCTCATTTATACGTCCACGCCTCATCGTGGATTGGAGATTCTGGTTCCTGTCTTTTGCGCTCTCGCCGAGAAATATCCTAACATCGAGCTAGACGTATACTCTTCGTTCGGCATTTATGGTCCAGGTTGGGAGAGTCGCGACGAAGCGTACAAACCTATCTTCGATCGGATGAAAGAGCACCCACAAATCAACTATCATGGTTGGGCAGATCAGGAGACAGTCCGTGCCGCATATCAAAAAGCCCACATCTTTGCGTATCCTTGTATCTGGCCGGAAACTTCGTGCAGGTCTCTTATTGAAGCTATGTCAGCTGGTTGTTTGGCGGTTCATCCTAACTTCTCTGCTTTGGCTGACACGTCGGGTGGGTTGACCGTACAGTATGACGGTGATCATGAGAATCCAAATCTGCATGCTAACATCTTTGCACACACTCTGATGTATGCTATTGAGAACGTACAGAATAATGACATTACTAACATGATGTCATTCGTCAAAGCCTACGCAGACACTCGCTTCGGTTGGGATTCTGTAATTCCCAAGTGGAAGGGACTCATCGCTTCGTTAAAGGAACAACACCGTGATATTGGCCAAAGCACCACTCAGAGTTAGTTTTTTCGGCGGGGGTAGTGATATCCCCGCCCACTTTGCGCAATGGGGTGGAGCAACCATCTCAACTGCCATCGACAAGTATGTCTATGTAGCAGTCATGCATACTCCTCACGACCACATCAAAGTTTCTTATTCGAAACAAGAGTGTGTAGAGAACGTTGAGGATCTTCAGAACGATATTGTCAAGAACGCTTTGAAATTCTTCGGTATCAAATCCAACATCGAGATCACATCATTCGCAGACATCCCTACGATCGGCAACGGTCTCGGTGGATCGTCTGCTTTTACTTGTGCCTTGATTAAAGCGCTATCAGCATATCTTGGTTACGAATACGTAAACCCTTATCTCATCGCAAAGACTGCTTGCCACATCGAGATCGATCTATGCGGTTGGAAGATTGGCATGCAAGATCAGTTTGCATCTGCCTTCGGCGGTATGAACTATATTCAATATTCGAACAGCGGTAATATCACTGTAAAGCGTTTAGATACAATGGGAATCGAGAATTACATAATCTTGATTCCTACAAACGTAGAGCATCATGCAGCAAAGATTCTTGATAAGATTAACTTCGAAGCCAAGACATTTGTAATTCGTGAGCTTGCTCATATGGCAGATATGCAAAGCACTCAAGCTGTAAATCCATTTGACTATGGTGGATTGTTGAATGCTGCATGGATATTAAAGAAACAGATGACTGAAGGCATCTCTTCAGAAGAGATAGATAGTATGTACGATCGATGCCAATCAGCAGAAGCATTCGGATCTAAACTGCTCGGAGCAGGAGGCGGCGGATACATGCTAGCAATCACAGATCAGAAAAACTTGATCCGCCAAGAATTTTCAGACAGAACGTGCCTCGATGTAGGCATCGCACATGAAGGAGCAAGAGTTGTCTATCGAGACTGACATTATATTCGATCATATGGGCTTGATTAATATCGGCTTTGCAAGTATCGATCATGAAGAATTTAAAAAGGCAGCCGAACTCATTTGGTTGACAAGCATTTCGAATCATCGTAACAACATCTATACAATTGGAAACGGTGCTTCTGCTTCCATCGCTCAGCATTGGGCATGCGACTATACCAAAGGATGTAAGAAAGGCGGACTGCGACCAAGAGTTATTTCTTTGGCAGCAAATATTCCACTCATGACAGCCGTGGCGAATGACATCTCTTATGATGATGTTTACTCGTTCCAGCTCGATGCACTCGGGCAAGAAGGCGATGTACTCGTAGCCATTTCTTCGAGTGGTAATTCTCCAAATGTTGTCAAGGCAATTGAGACTGCTAAGTCATTGAAAATAAAGACTATTGCTCTGACAGGATTTTCACCAGATAATAAGTGTGCTCAACTCGCAGATATTTCTTTGCACGTTGATATTCAAGAATACGAAGCAGCAGAAGACGTCCATCAGGCGATCATGCATATGATTGCTAAATATATCAGAACCAGAGGTAAGGTAACTACATAATGTCACAACAACCAGTATCGATCCATCAGATCCAAGCACAATTCGGCACAGACAGTGGAAACTATGAAGTACTCACTGACGCAGCCATTCGATCAAAAGGTGTAGAAGGTGCGGCAGTCGAGATCGGTGTCCGTCTCGGTGGTGGTCTACAACGTATCATCGACGGTCTCGTAGAAAGCGGTCAGACTCCTGAGAAGCCAGTCTTTGGTATTGATCCGTATGGCAACATCGAATATTATCGTGACGAGATCTTCAAAGAAGGTCGCTGTGACTATACGAATGAGATGCGCGACGTGTGCATGATCAACATGTATCTGTATTGTCGTCAGAAGAATGTGAATTTCTACATGTTCAACCTCGAAGACACAGAGTTCTTCAATCGTTATGCAGACGGTGTTCCTGTCTATGCAGAGCATAAGAGTCTTGTCAATAAGTACAGCGTAGTTCACTTCGATGGTCCTCATACGCTCGAAGCGCTTGATACCGAGATTGCGTTTTTCCTTGAACGATCAGATCCTGGCGCAGTCTTCGTCTTCGATGACGTAGAGATGTACGAACACGATGCTGTGCACAATCAATTGCTCGAGTATGGTATGGAAACGGCAATGGAAACTTCTCGTAAGTGGTCATATGTCAAGAAGGAACATATCGACAAAAAGTGGGAACCGGTCGTTGGAACTCCTGGTTGGGAGCCAAACGCAGAGCAGTACACGCCAAAGGGTGGTCCAAGTTTTAATTATAAAATCGACCTATGAAAATAAACATGTACAAATTATCAAAACTGTAGTAGATTGAATAATACAAACAAGGAACTACAGAGGTAAACATGGTCATTAAGGTTAAAGCTAAACCCAAACAGATCTCTCGTGCGGCTATTCGGTCGATCGATGACAAAGCCTATGGCTCAGAACCCATCGTAATCGATGGCTATAGCAATGCTCTGAATTGGTATAACTACATGGCATCTGATGATCAGTCACGCGACTGGTTCTTCACATATGCCAAGAAGAATTATACCAAGGACCAACTCGCACTCCTACGCAAGCTTCCAAAGTGGAAGATTTCCAAAACTCTTGGTAACGTTGCACGTATTCTCCTGAATGGCAATGAGCTGCCGCAAAAGAATCTCGACTATTTCAATGATAGTGTAAAGAATCTGCTTGCGGCAGCCACTCAGATTGTCGAAGAAGTCGAAGATGCGCCAAAGCCTGTCGTCGATATTCAAGCTCGCATTCGTGAGAAGGCCAACTACATCATTACGAGTCTCGAAGAAGAACTCGATAATGTCATCGATGGCAAAGAGTTCTCGATGTACACTTTTTGTCAAGCGAACGAATTGAACGCACAGATTCTCGGCATCGTAGCTGACTACTACCGTCCTCAATATACAGAGATTATGTCGAATGACGAGCAAGTTCAAGAAGCCTTCGGCAAGCGTCTGAAGTTTTGGATTAACTTTTGGCAGAGTTTCTTCGATGACATCGATCGTTATGTAAATAACAAGAAGGCTGTCAAGGTTCGTAAGCCACGTGAGAAGAAAGCAAAGTCTGCAGTCGATCTGGTCAAGAACCTTAAATACCAGAAGGAAGAGCCTTCACTCAAGATTGTCTCTGTCCATCCAGCAGAGATCGTAGGATGTACACAGCTATGGGCTTACAACACCAAATACAAGAAGTTGGCTCGATATGATTCGAGTGGTCCAGCTGGAATCCAAGTGAAGGGCACTACCTTGATCGGTTATGATGTCGAAACTTCTACAAGCAAGAGCTTGCGAAAGCCAGATGTTTCTATTCAAGCATTGCTCGGTGCAGGCAAAGTCAGCCTACGCAAGTTTATGGACGAGATCAAGACCGTAGAGTCGAAGCCGAATGGCCGAATCAATCAAGACACCATTCTACTAAGGGTTATTAAATGACGGACAACGTAATCTTATTTCCAGGTGTCAAGCGCGACGAGGCGCCGCCTCAGAACTTAGACGAAATTCATGATAAGGTTACTCAGACTCGTAAAGAACACGTGGCTGGAGTCATGAATGACATGATTCCTGACATAATTAATATGTTCGGAGCTTATGGCGTAGATATCAATGACGATAAATACATCAAAGATGTAGCCTTAGTCATGGAAGGCATCAAGGCATTGTTGCACAGACAGTATAATCTCGAGCATCCATTTCATAATATGTCTGACAACATATTTGAATTTAGATATAATGAAGACAGTACAATTGAATATACGTATACTTTACCAGATGAAGAGTGAGAAATTGAAATGATTATTATGGACCTTTCGCAGGTTATGATTTCCAATCTAATGATACAACTTGGAAACCACACGAATGCAGATATCGAAGAAGATCTTTTGCGACACATGGTGCTAAACTCTGTTCGAGCTTATAATGTCAAGTTTAAGAACGAGTTCGGCGAGATGATTATCGCATGCGATGCTGGTAATAACTGGCGCCGTCAAGTATTTCCCTATTACAAAGCCAATCGTCGTAAGAATCGTGAGAAGTCCGAGATCAACTGGACTGCCGTATTCGAGACTCTCAATAAAGTCCGCGATGAACTCAAGGATTACTTTCCTTATCGAGTCATTCGTGTCGATGGCGCCGAAGCTGATGATATCATCGGCACTCTTGCACAAACCTATGGCAATACCAACGAGAAGATCTTGATTCTTTCTGGTGACAAGGACTTTGTGCAGCTTCAAGCTTACATGAACGTACAGCAGTTTGATCCTGTACAGAAGAAGTGGCGTAAGACGAACGACGTCGATAAGTTCATCAAAGAACATATCATTCGCGGTGATACTGGCGACGGTGTTCCTAACTTCTTGTCAGCAGATGACACGTTCGTTGTCGGTGCCAGACAGAAACCTATTAGTCAGAAAAAATTAGATCAGTGGCTCGTATCAGATCCAAAGGAATTCTGTGACGAGAAGATGCTGCGCGGTTACCTTCGCAATCAGCAGCTCGTTGATCTCAACTTCATTCCTCCTGATATTAAGAAGGAAGTGCTCGTGCAGTACGAGCAGCAAGCTGGTAAAGGAAGAGATAAACTCTTCAACTACTTTATCGAACGTCGTCTCAAACTCCTATTAGAAAGCATTAACGAGTTTTAATATGCAAAGAACATTAGCGATAGCAGAGATCCTTGATTTGGTCAAGGAAGCAAAAGATGTACCATCAAAGGTTTCTGTCTTACGACAGTATGATAATGAAACACTTCGGTATATCCTTGAATTGGCATTCCATCCTAACGTAGGATGGTGGCTACCAGAAGGAGCTCCTCCTTATAAGCCGAGCGAAGTGCTCGACAGCGAAGGAAGACTCTATCAAGAGGCACGTACACTTCCTCTTTACCTCAGCGGCAATCGTCCTGACATTAAACAAGTTCAGCGCGAAATGCTTTTCATCGGTCTTCTCGAATCTCTTCATCCGAAGGATGCAAATCTTTTGATTGCAGTCAAGGATAAGAAAGTCGAAGGACTCAACGCAGCAACAATTAACGAAGCTTTTCCAGGGTTAATTCCAAATGAGCAACACGGTTAAGCGTTTTAGAAAATATAATGAAGAATATGACGACTCGAAAAATACATCACATGATCATCGTCAGCATTTGAGTGAGAAGCGGCTTCGATCTGCCCTTCGTTCTAAAGCAAAAAGCACCCTTTTAGATCTGATAGAAGATGAAGATTATTAATGCCTATATACGAATTTAGACTCAAAGAAACCGGAGAAGTTTTCGAGGAATTCTTTAACTATCAACAGAAAATTGATTTTCTCGAGGCCAATCCAGACATCGAAGAAATTATAGGCGCTCCTAATTTTGTATCAGGAATAGCAGGCGTAACTCACAAAAATGACTCGGGCTTTAACGACCTACTCAATAGAATCGGTAATGCCAACCCATACTCGCCACTCGGTGAACAACACGCTGATAAAGGTATTAAAAGCACCAAAACCAGAGAGGCAGTAAATAAGGCTCGTAATAAAAAATAAGGACAACTTGTGCAACATAGCCAACCTCGTTTAACTAAGAGAGAAAAAAGAATCGCCAGACAAAATGGTGACACACAAGAAGGGTTGACATTTAAAACTCAAAATTTCAATTTAAAAAATATTAATCCACTCACAGAAAACCAGCGCATTGCGTTTGATGCTTTTGATGATGGAAAACATTTGATGTTGCACGGCATGGCTGGTACAGGTAAAACGTTTATTGCTCTGTATAAGGCCATTGAATCGATGATGGAAAATACCGGTGTACAAAATAAGATTTATATTGTAAGATCGGTAGTACCAACACGAGATATGGGTTTTCTTCCTGGAAACCAGAAGGAAAAGATGAAGGTCTATGAGGCACCTTACTATGCAATCTGCACCGAATTGTTTGATCGGTCTGATGCATACGAGATCCTCAAGCAGAAGAACGCCATCGAGTTTATCTCAACGTCGTTCGTTCGTGGTATTACCATGAACAACTGTTTTGTCATTGTGGACGAAGTCAATAACATGACGTTCCACGAACTGGACTCGGTGATCACTCGTATTGGTAAGGGTTGTAAAGTATTGTTCTGCGGTGACTTCCGTCAGTCAGATCTTACGAAGGACCAAGAACGCAACGGACTCAAGGACTTTATGAAGGTCCTCGGTAAGTTGAATGATTTTGTACATGTTGACTTTCTCGAACAGGATATCGTTCGATCGAAATTAGTGAAGGAATATATAATTGCTCGTCAAAAACTCGGACTTCAACCGTAAAGGTTTCGAATACGATCTGCTAGACTTTGCGGAGCTGCAAAGGATAGATGGTCCAACACGTCTCTATGAGACACCAGAAGGAAAGAGATATCCGTCTGTCACCGCCGTCCTCGGTAAGATGACTGATAAATCTGCCCTTGAAGCTTGGAAGAAAAGAGTAGGCGAGGACGAAGCAGCTCGAGTTTCATCTCGGGCTGCCACTCGTGGAACTAACATCCATACGATGTGTGAAAACTATGTGTTAGGCCATGACATCGATACGTCGATGCCTCATAACATGATGATGTTTCGTCAGATCAAGATGATCCTTGACGACAAGGTTGACATGATCAGAGCCACAGAATGTACGCTCTTCTCCGATCATCTGAAACTAGCAGGTTCATGCGACCTCATAGCAGACTACGACGGCCGTCTGTCGATCATTGACTATAAGACTTCTGCGAAGCTGAAGCGAAAGGACTGGATCGAAGGATACTTCCTACAGACCAGTCTCTATGCATACATGCTATGGGAAATGACAGGCATCTTAGTGAAGGATATCGTTATCATCATTGGTGTCGATGATTCTCTCGAGGCACAAGTGTTTAGGGAACGTCCTCAAAACTACCTTGAGAAAGCGACCGATCTGGTTCGATCTTACCATCAAATGTACGGATAAGAAAATGCGGCTTCGGTCGCATTTTTTTTGACAATAAACATGTACATTTTATCAAAACTTTGGTAAGGTGGACCTATAATCAAAGAGGAAAAAATCATGACTAACACCATTACCTTCGACTTCGACTACAACCACAACATCTTCGAAACTCTCGCTTCGTATTATACCACTATCACCGACATTCAATACACCACCGTTACCCGTAACGGAAATCCAACCATTTGTATCACTTTCGTCGACATCGATTCCGCCAATAAATTCAAAACCGAAAATCACCTCTAATTTTCGAAATAAACATGTACAATATTTCGAAAACAAGGTATCCTGGATATATGATAAAGAAGGAAACAAAAATGACTAAGCTATATGAATACATCCTCGCTCAAGATGATCCTTTCGATTTCATCTATGAAGCCCTCAGCGGAACTCATGGTGTTGAAACCATGAACACCTGCACTGAGATGTACAGTGATATCTCTGCAGATTATATGTTGCATCCTGATGATGACTTCGAAAAAATCATTGCAATCATGGTTCAACAAATGGAGGATGATGTATGAGTAGTCCTGTCATAGGCTACTTCGGCATGGATACCGTTCAGCGAGCCATCGCCGCATATTTCGCCAAGCATGGCATCACAGAAGATGTTCGTGACTATCTTATGGTCCTCGAGGACGAAAAGCCCGATGACTTTTTTCAGATGGTTTCTGATTTTATCGAAAAATAAACATGTACATTTTATCAAAACTTTGGTAAGGTGGACCTATAATAAAGAAGGAAGCAAACATGAACACGATCACTCAAGTTATTCGCGATATGAAGGCTACTATGACTCCTGCAGAGTTTCGCAACGAGATGCTCGCTAGCCTCTCATTTCTTATCTTTGCCCCTATCGTATTTGCTGGCCTCTGGATTATCACGCCAGCGTAAATTAAACATGTACAAATAGGCCATTCTATGGTAGAATGGTTATACCAAATTGAAAAAGGAAACTATATTATGGCTCATATGATTGAATTTCTCGACGGCAAGGCTTCGATGGCTTATGCCGGCGAAACACCTTGGCATGGTCTCGGTACGAAGGTCTCGAACGACCTTACACCGAATCAGATGCTGAAGGCCGCTGGTCTTGACTGGAAGGTCAATCCAATTACTGCTTTTGCCAATATCGGTGGCAAACAAACCGACATCGGCCACTCCGCTCTGGTTCGTGACGTTGACAATAAGATCCTCGACGTCATCACCAACGATTGGGTTCCTAATCAGAACGAATCGGCCTTCGAATTCTTCAATGATTTCGTTGCAGCTGGTGAGATGGAAATGCACACAGCTGGTTCGCTTCGCGATGGCCAGCTTGTTTGGGCCTTGGCAAAGGTGAAGGATTCCTTCGAATTGTTCAAGGGCGATCAGGTCGATTCCTACCTGCTCTTCACCAATCCGCATAAGTATGGTTGGTCGATCGACGTTCGCTTCACTCCTGTTCGCGTCGTTTGCAACAACACTCTCACGCTCTCGCTGAACAGCCAGTCGAGCAAGATTGTCAAGGTCAGCCATCGCCGCGAGTTTGACGGTGACGTTGTCAAGGAAACACTCGGTGTTGCCAAGGAAAAGCTTGCGAAGTACAAGGAAATGGCTGCTTATCTTGGTTCGAAGCGTTACACTGACGAGAACATCGTCGAGTATTTCCAGCGTGTATTCCCTGTCACCGGTTCGAAGAAAGATCTCAGCAAGAATGCTGGTATCGCTCTCGAAATCATGGATCAACAGCCTGGCGCCGAATATGGCGAAGGTAGCTGGTGGCAGGCTTTCAACGCGGTTACCTTCATGACTGATCACATGATTGGTCGCAATGCAGATAATCGCATGACTTCTGCCTGGTACGGTTCGAATAAGAACCTCAAGACGAAGGCATTGGAAACTGCGGTGGAGTTTGCAGATGCTGCCTAATATGGTTGGGAGAGCTTCGGTTCTCCCAATTATAAATACGTTTATGGTAGAAAACGGTACTTACTTTGTTGGAATGGCATTCGAAATGGAGGATGATGAGATCATCTTTCCTGTCATGTTCCATACAAAGAATTACAAAGAAGCGCTTACACTGACTCGATGTATCACTGATGGAGATCCAAGAAAACGAGTGATGTTTGCCGATATCGATGAAAGGTTCTAATATGAAGAAGCTTATTACATTCGCAATTGTCAGCAGTATGCTGATTTCTACTCCAGTTCTTGCAAGAAATTATGATCGTACAGAACATCGCGAACACAAACAAAAACGTAAAAGCGGATGTGGTTGGCTATGTAGTGCCATTATCGGCGGTGTCGTTGTAGGTGTGCTTGCTTCAAAAGAACGAGCACCAGAAGAAGATAGAAATCAAGATTATAATGACACTCGTTATTATCCACCAGATTATCGATATGATAGACGCTACTGCGTTCGTGAACAGATTACCGAGTGGCGCTACGGTCGCCGGTATGTTTATTGGGAAACCACTTGTAATTAAGGAAAATATATGAAGAATTTTATCGCTCTAGCATTAGTCATGCTAGCAACTCCAGCAATTGCTCAGAAAACACCCGTTGGTGTAACCTATGATGCAAAGATCGTTCGAGCAATTGATGGAGATACGATTGTCATCGAGGCACCATACTTACCAGCTCCGCTCAAGCCTGAACTCGGCGTTCGTATCTTTGGTGTTGATACTCCAGAAAAAAGCTTTCGTGCCAAGTGCGAGAGCGAAAAGAAGCGTGGAGAGCAAGCTTCTGTTTTTGTCAAAGATGTAATTGCTGGTACGAAGAAACATCAGGTTGTTCTATATGATTGGGACAAGTTTGGTGGCCGTGTACTCGGTGACATTCTGCTTGACGGCATGAGCCTTCGCGATCTGCTTATTAAGAACAGCTTTGCTCGAGCATATTTCGGAGATGCAAAACAGTCTTGGTGCAATTAAGCATGTACAATTAAAGAAAAACATTGTATATATAGTATATCAGTTGTTGACAATCAACAATAAAGGCGGAAAGACCGGGGTTCGACTCCCCGCACCTCCACCATCTACTATGCATTAATCCGGATACGGTTATAATCGTATCCCGAACATGCCAGGAAGCCGAAGCGTGTTTGCATAGTAGATGATGGGGGTGACCTTGGAATTCGATTTTCGTGTAATAGGGCGGTTCGAGACTGATTGCCTGGCAAAGTGCCACTAAACATAAATGCTAACGATAACGATAGCTTTGCAGATATCCGCCTAGCGGCATGATCTACACGGGTATGGCTCCACCTTGGAACAGAACGGGCCACTTGCTACCAGTTGAATCTCTGGTGCTACGAGTCACCAGAAAAACCGCTGGTGGTAGTATAAATAAAATATCACGACGGAGGTTAGAATCCTCCATTGACTCTTGCAAAACTTCAAGTCTTAGATGGCTAGAAAGCGGCATCATTCGGATGTCACCGACGAAAACACTAATGATTTTGCATTTCCAGTAAGAGGGAAATGGATGGAAGATACTTCGTTATTCTCTTGTGTATCTTCTTATAGCGGCAGAAAACTATATGGCTGGGATGCCTGTAAAGTAGTCTCTGTTTGCCAAAGTCATTGAGACTAAGAGGAAGAACATGAAACTTTTCGAAACTAGAAAAGATTTCCCGTATCTACGCTGGGCCGAAGGCTTTGTCATAGGTATCATTGCAGTAACAGGCGTGGCTTTGGCTACACCAAACAAAGAACCTGAAGTCAAGATCGTAAAGGTCCCAGTCATTCAGGTAATCGAAAAAGAAAAGGTCGTAAAGAAGCCAGTCTATCTGAGCAACTACGACAAAAAACAAATCCAATGCATGGCCGAGAATACATACTTCGAAGCAGGCCATGAACCTTATAAAGGTAGGATTGCGGTAAACAATGTTGTTTTGAACCGCGCAAAAGACGATCGTTTCCCAAGCACGCCATGTGGAGTTATCAATCAGAGAACTGCGCGCGTATGCCAATTTTCATGGAAGTGTGAGGGTGGAAAAAGAATTCGTGACGGTGTAGCTTTTGCAAAATCAAAGGAAATCGCCGAACATGTGTATCTCGGAAATTACGGTGACGTAACAAAGGGAGCAAAGTTTTACCACGCTGACTACGTAAGTCCGTCATGGGGTAGAGTGTTTGCTCGTACGACTAAGATTGGTGCACACATTTTTTATAGAGGATGATATTATGGTGGACGACGTCATTTCAACGAAAGCATTGACTTCTGAAAAGTTCATTAAAGAAATTGAACGACTGGTTATTAATTATGATTTAGATTATATGGATGCCGTCGTCCACTATTGTGAAAAGAATAACATCGAGATCGAGGCTGCTGCGAGTATCATTCGTAGTAACATTCGTATCAAGGCAAAGCTTCAAGACGAAGCAGAAGAACTCAACTTCATGCCAAAGAGGGCTAAGCTACCAGTATGACTCCATTCGAGAGCTACACCACTTTCCTCGCCCTTAAAAACCACTTCACAACAGACAGCTATGACTACATCAAATACAACGGCAAGATAGGCGCAAAGCCTTCGAGCTTTGATGTACGTAAGGACAAGTATCAGTTCTATAAGTTGTCGAAACATAAAGATCCACTCAAATATCTTGTTGCCAACTTTGTAGATGGCGATTTAAAATGGATAGGCGATCTGTTCGGCGATGACTCAGAGAAAGTGTACAATGAATGGTTGAAGAGACAGCAGTCTCTTTCTTATATCTTCGAAGAAGACGTAAAAAAACTATGTACAAATTTCAATGATTGTGTTATTGTAAAGAATGGGCAACATCCCTTCTTACTGAAACAATATCTTCGTCGAGAGATTTCTATCGAGACGGTGATTATCCTCAATGATATCTTCGGGTTCTTCGGTCATTGGAACAAGAAGATTGAGGATGGTGTCCTATGGCCCAGCATCCACAAGAAGCTGCTGAAGTATAAGCCTTTCTTTCATTATGATGCATTTAAATGTAGAAAAATTGTCAAGGCTGCCTTTACTTCATGATAAATACAATTGCAGTTCGCTGCAATCTAAATACTTCGAAACATACCGACATATAGGAGATTACTATGTCATTTGCAGACCTTAAGCGTTCTTCCAACTCTTCTTTTGAGAAGCTCACCAAAGAACTTGCTAAACAAAATACCACATATTCAGATCCCGACGAGGGAAAGTATTGGAAGCCTACCGTTGATAAAGCTGGTAATGGATACGCCGTGATTCGTTTCCTTCCCGCGCCAGCCAACGAAGACATTCCTTTCACTCGCATCTGGGACCATGGATTCCAAGGACCAACAGGTCTTTGGTACATCGAGAAGTCGCTTACGACTCTCGGTAAAGACGATCCCGTGTCAGAATACAACAGCGTTCTTTGGAACACTGGTCTTGACTCTGATAAGGAGATCGCACGCAAGCAGAAGCGCCGCTTGGCATACCACAGCAACATCTATGTTGTGAAGGATCCAGGCAATCCTGCGAACGAAGGTAAGGTCTTCCTGTACAAGTACGGAAAGAAGATCTTCGATAAGCTGAACGACCTCATGAACCCAGGTTTTGAGGACGAGAAGCCAGTAAATCCTTTCGATCTTTGGAACGGTGCTAATTTCAAGCTCAAAATTCGTAAGGTCGAAGGTTGGCCTAATTACGATAAGTCAGAATTCGACTCTCCCGCACCACTGTTCGATGATGACAGTGAGCTTGAACGTGTCTACACTCAAGAGTATCCGCTCGCTGAGCTCGTAGATGCAAAGCAATTCAAGTCTTATGAGGATCTTAAGACTCGTCTGAACACTGTCTTGGCACTTTCTGCGGAACCTGCCAAGATTCGCGGAGTTGATCGTGATGAAGAGGAGTATAAAGCTCCTGCGCCTACCTTCAAGGCGGCTGCTGCACCTGCTGCAGCTTCTACGGTCGATGAAGACGACGATGATCTCGATTTCTTCAAACGGCTTGCCGAAGAAGATTGATAAGGTGGGAAAGGGCGGCTTCGGTCGCCCTTTTTTTATGCTCTTGCCGCTTGTTTATAATCGAGCGGCGCAAATCCCATACGAGTTAAGTAATATTGAATGCTGGCGTTATCTCCAGTCGACTCAGCGATTTGCATTTGAGAAGAACTCGCAGAAGCCTTTGTATCTGCTGAACTCGTCTTTATCGTAGCAGCTGCAGATTCTATAATTTTTGAATCGACAATCGCATTTGTTTTTTCTCTTGCTGCTTTTCCTATATCACTTGACATTGTACTATTAAAACTATTTTGAAGTTGTGATCCAGTAGTAATACTCATAGGTCCTAAAGCAGCACTTAGAATATTTCCAACTGCCTTGATCGCGCCCTCCGTTAAATCAACGCCGGCTCCAACCGCTTGTTCCAAAGCGCTATCTCCGGTTCCTCCTAATGGCGCTCCTCCCACTGCTCCTTTGCCATATGGTTTTTGCGGGTTATATCTTCTTATTTGCAATCCATTTTTAGCATTGTTATCTAAAAAATATCTCTTAACTTTATTGCTAGTGTTACCGGCTATGAGCTCGACTTTGTTTCCTTGTCTTACGCCTGTTGCGATACCTATATGGCCACCAGCAACATCTGGACCTAAACCACGAGTTTGAATAACAATGTCGCCTTCTTGAACAGAAGACACTGGAACATTATCTCCCCACTTTTGAAAGCTATTAGCTATGTTAGTTGCGCCTTTTAATCCAACTTGAGCGAGTGTAGAGTTTACAAATGCCGAGCACCATTTTTCATTTCGCGGATCTAATCCGACGCCACCTTGTCTTAAATAGTTGCCTATTTGTGATTCACCAATACCAACTTGACTAGCAGCTAGTCGAGTAGCTTTACTCAATGATTGATTAGAAGTTGCGCTAGGAGAAGATCCACCCGTTTGAGTTGCTTGTGCCGGCGCCGTAGATTTTGTACCATTAGCTGGTGCCGTAGTAGCTGGAGTAGCTGCAGGAGTTGCAGAAGCAGGAGTTGTAGCTGCAGAAGAAGGAGTTGTAGCTGCAGAAGAAGAAGGCGTTACAGCGGTTGCAGAAGAAGAAGGCGTTACAGCGGTTGCAGAAGAAGCGCGAGTAGCATCAGAACCTTTTGACCCTGTTGTGCCACCGGAAGTACCGGATTTTGAAGAAGATTTAGGCCCCGGAAAAGCAGTTAAAATTTCTTCGGGTGAATTCGGTCCACTTGAAGCTTTATTGCCAGAAGTAACAGGTTGTTTTGGACCTGAAAATGCTGTGGAATCTTCTGATTGGTCGTTGGTTTGTTGCATTTCGGCGGAAGGTTGTGTTACGCCTGTTGCAGAAGAACCAGTTTCAGTTGATAATTTTTCTGCTGCTCTTGACTCTGGAGTTCCTACAATATTGCGTAGGCCATCATTAAAAACTCCAGCTATTCCTGATGCAAAATCATAAACACCTTTTGCAAAGTTTACAATAGCATTAAAAGTTTCTTTTACCGGATCGAGTTGAGATATAAAAAGAGCTCCAGCTGCAACAGCTGCACCTAATAATATACCATTCGATTCTTTATTTGCTTTTTCTACTTCAGCATCGACTTTTTCTTGTTCTAAATTAGGAGTAGCATCTGTTTGCGATGCACCTTGTTCTATCGATTGTTCTTTTGTAGAAACACTGCGCGTATTATATGAAGATATATTGTTATTTAATCTTTGCTTGAGATAACCGTCAATCGTAGCTAGCTTCTCTATCATCTGAACGATAGGAGAATTAATTTTAATATTACTCATTGAAGGAAGTGTGCCGCTTCCTGTCTTCGAAGTTTTTGTTTTTTGATTTGTTGCAAACATATTATTTGCAAGCACATCTTTCATTGCTGCTTTTGCGGCCGCAGTGCTTGGAGTTGGTGTACCGGGATCTTGTAACTGATCACTGCCGAGTGTCGACTGATATGTTGCTTCAATCAATAAGCTAAAACGCGGATTCGAAGCTTCTCTTGTTTTCTTATCGATCCATACTTTTCCGTTGAGATCCCATACATATTCTGTTTTACCGAGTTTTATAACAGGTCGAGAAGGATCAATACGAACACGCTTCTTCTTGCCTTCAGAAAGAGAATTCTCAGATTGAAGATTATTCAGAAGCTTAAGTAAGCCTTCGGGCGCTTTTATTTTTGTTTTTTGATCTACCCATCCATCACCAGTTTTAATGAAGGTTTGGCCGCCAATCGTAACCGGTTCAGCCATTATGCAATTACCAATTTTTGATGTTGCATATATTTTTCCATAAGCAAGCTATCGCTTGGGTAATTCGGATCAAAGTGATCTCGCTTACTATCGTTTGAAGATCCGGGTTTTCCAATAGGAGATATATTTGCAGATGCTGGTTCGGTTGCTGCTTTAGTAGAATCTAATTTCCCTAAATCAACCGTGTTTTGTAATTCTGTAGATATTTTAGAAATTTTGGCAGCTGCCGCAGATTCTGATTTTACAGGAGTTTGCATATTATTATTAAATTTATTAGATAACTGCGAACCGGTTGTAAGACTCATCTCTCCAAGACTGGCTTGAAACACTTTACCGGCGCTTTCAATTGCGCCTTTGCCTAAATCAGCAAGAGAACCCATAACACCTTTTGATTCTTGCGAACTTGCTCCTTGCGAATCATAAGAAGAAGCCGAATATTTTCCACCGGTATAATCTGCCATCCATTTTGCTTGATATGCTTGTGGAGTCATACCATTGTTTATAGCAAGCGCCTTTGCAGACATCTTTCCTTGTATATTGCCTGTATACCAGGCAAGTGGAACTTTCGAAACATCACCGCCGGCTTTTTGTAATATTTCTTGAACGTATTTTGCGGCAACAGCATCTTGAATAGGCGGCGGAGCAAGATAGGCGCTACTATATTCTGTTCCTATATTATACTTTTTAGTTAATCCTCTCCAAGATCCATTTGTAAATGCATAAGCGCCGGATGCAGTTTGACCTGGCATGCCATTAGGATGTGGAATACCATAATTGCCACCAGACTCGCGTGTTCTGATAGTAGCAAGGATTTTTTCTACGTCTGCAGGAATTGAAGGAAGATTTTGTGTTTGAGCTGCAGAAGCCACAGGAGCGCCTGATATATTTGCAGATCCGGATGTTGCTGTCGCGTCAGGTGTTGCGGCTGTAGATACAGGCGATGCATTTGCTCTTTCATCGTCGGTAGCTTCTTGTGCTCTCGCTTCTGCTGTTTCCGAGAATTCTACCCAAATTTGATACAAATCCCATAGCAACCAAGCAGTAAAACCTGCTGCTATTAGCTTTGTTACCACGGCAGAAACCGCAGCCACTGGTGCACCTATACCGGTGGCAGCTAGTGTAGCTTCAGCAGCAGTAGTAGCGGCGGTCGTAGCGGCCACAGCAGCAATTTGAGCAAGAAGTCTTTGCTGAGCTTTCTTTTCTAAGTATCTTAAGAAAAGATTCCACAATCTATTTTTACCGTATGCAGAGAAAGCGAAACGTATAAAGGCTTTTTCTGCAAACCATGCCATAAATCTTGCTGCTTGTTTTTTTGTAAAAGCAGTAAGTGCACCTGCTATAGTTTTAAGTCCTTTATATGCAAATTTAATAGCGGTGACAGGAGCTATAGCTACCGCTGCGAGTGGAAAATTACTAACTATCGATGAAAGCAGTCCTTGACCACCTTCTCTTTGTCCTGTTTTTTCATTAAATGTTCCATAAGCATCTTCATATATTTTCCCGCCAATTAATCCGAGGAGTGCTCCTCTCCAACCGAAAACACTTCCTACTGCCGCTCCTGCGATTGCTGTTGTGCCCAATGCGGCTGCAAAATTTTGAACGAAA